TCAACAAGTAGGGATGGCACAGTCAAGTTTCGGTTTGCTCGTTATAACTTTGACGGTACTGAAAAAATTGTGATGGTTGATGGAACGAATGCTCCAGCTATCTATGACGATACAACTTTTACTGTTCTCGACGATGCTCCTATCGATGTTGTTGGGGCTAACCACGTTGTAAACTTTAAGAACCAACTGTTCTTTTCAAAGGGTTCGAACCTTTCATTCACGGCCCCTTTTACCGACAACGACTTCACTGCAGCGAGCGGCGCAGGAACAATAAATGTCGGAAATGCAATTACGGGCTTGATTATTTTTCGAGAACAGCTTATAATATTTAGTGAGAGACGTATTTCTCGCTTGGTTGGCAGTACGATTGCCGACTTTCAGTTGCAGCCCGTGACGATGGATACGGGATGTATCGAAGAAGATACCATCCAAGAGGTCGGCGGAGACATTATATTCTTAGGGCCGGATGGATTACGTTCTCTTGCGACAACCGATAAGTTCGGAGATTTCTCTATCGGAGTTATCTCTAAGCCTATACAGACCGAAACGAACAGACTTATAAGCCAAAACACGTCTTTCGCGAGTGTTGTCATAAGAGAGAAAAGCCAATACCGTATCTTAGGATACAACGCAAACATCACTACGGACGCAGCCAAAGGAATTCTTGCAACCCAAACAGAGCAAGGTATTCAATGGGCAGAGTTGAGAGGTATACGAGCGTATGTTGCGGACAGTAACTACAATGCTTCTACAGAAGTGGTAGTTTTTGGACACGATGATGGGTACGTCTACCAGATGGAGTCGGGTAACAGTTTTGATGGGGCAAACATTAGTGCGAGTTTTGCAACCCCTTTCATCCCCGTAAACGACCCTCGCCTTCGCAAGACATTCTACAAGATGTTCCTTTACACGGACCCACAAGGCAGTTTTACAGCAGATGTGTCCTTGAAGTACGATTTTGAAGAAGCGGATGTTATTCAACCTGCAAGTATAACATTCAACAATGCGTCTGGTGCGGATGCTCTCGCTTTCTACGGGGAAGCAGAGTACGGAACAGGGGAATATGGCGGCACAATCCAACGGCTTTTTGATAGCCAACTGATAGGTTCGGGGTTTGTCGTATCGTTGGTTTTCAGCTCGGAATCGACGAACCCACCTTACTCCCTCGACGCTTTAACCTTTGAATATGGAACCTACGGGCGACGCTAACCGAAAAAAAGGACTTTTATTATGGGTACAGGATACACTCGTAACGACACTTCCAACAACATAGCCGACGGCAACATCATCAATGCCTCCGACCTCGATGGTGAGTTCGATGCCGTAGAAGCTGCGTTCAACTCTTCGACAGGCCACACCCACGATGGCACGTCGGCAGAAGGCGCACCAATCACGGTGGTAGGCCCCGTCCAAGACCTTGTTGTAAGTGCTACCGAAGTTAAACCGAAGACCACGAACACCCTCGATATCGGCACAGGCTCTCTTCAGTTCAAAGACTTGCATCTCGATGGAACAGCTTACCTCGACGATGTTCAGGCAGTTGGCGCAGTTGATATCACAGGTGACCTAGACGTTGACAATATCAACATCAATGGTAATACAATTATCAGTACAGACACTAACGGTGACATTAACATATCACCAGATGGAACTGGTACTGTTATAATTGATACTGACCTAGACGTTGACAACATCAACATCAATGGTAACACCATCTCAAGCACCGACACGAACGGTAACATCACCCTTGCACCGAATGGTACAGGGGTTGTTGCGTTGTCTTCAACGGATTTGACCTTCGGCGACAACGACAAGGCCATCTTCGGTGCTGGGTCTGACTTGCAGATTTATCACGATGGGTTAAATAGTTACATTCAAGATGATGGCACAGGTAACTTATTTATTCAGGCATCGAATGTCTTGTGGCTTCGCAACGCTACTGGCACTGCATATTTTAGTGGAGCTTCAGCAGGTGAAGCAGCATTATATTACAATGGTGGGGAGAAAATCGCCACCAAATCTGGCGGCGTAGACGTAACAGGCACGGTGACGGCTGATGGTGTTCTGAACAACAACAAGTCAGAGTTTTTTGCATCGGAAAGCGCATTGGTTTCCACAGGTAGCACTGCAAAAGTCTATGCCACAAATAGCACTTTTGATGGCGTAAACGGCTCACTTGTTCTGCAAAGCCGTCCAACTGCTGGTGCTGATGTTTATATTGCTACAGGCACAACGCCTAAAAAAGTGGCAAAGTTTGATGACGGCGGCGATATCTCCTTCTACGACAGCACAGGCGTGTCACAAGGCTTGTTCTATCAGGCCTCCACACAGCGATTAGGGCTGGGGACTACTTCGCCTGATAAAAACTTGCACGTATACCACGCATCAACAAACAGACCAGCGTTGATTGAAAGTGGTGATGCAGATGCTTTGATTGAATTTAAGGACAGCTCCACAACAAACGTCCCTGCTATTGGCGCATCGGGCGATGATTTAATAGTGCAAACAGGCACATCAGCATTAACTCGCATGACCATCACATCGGGCGGCAACGTGGGCATTGGGGCTACAAATGTCCCTTACAAGCTGGTTGTTTCTAATGGCGGTGCAAGCAGTATTGAAATAGAGCCAGCATATTCAGGCACATCTAACCTTATCCAGCACTACAACCGTTCAGGTGCGGTTTATGTTGATGCGGTAAATATTGCGGGACAGCACAGATTTAGCATTGGTGCGACAGAAGCAATGCGCATCGACAGCAGCGGCAACGTGGGCATCGGGACGAGTTCGCCTACATATAAATTTCAAATCGCTGCAGGAACTGACCACTTAGTTACTTATTCGGCCTCTGCTGTCAACAGCAACATTTTCTTTGACACACAAAATACAAGCACCGGAGCAAGTGCTGCTGTTGTGCAAAGACTTATTACTTCAGATGTAGCGGGTACAGGAACCACTAGCGCAGATATTCAAAAAACAAAAGCTGGTGCGCTGGTTATAAACAACAATGAAACTAATTCTGCGGCTTATACTGGATTTGGTGTGGGTCCTTCAGAACGTATGCGCATCGACAGCAGTGGTAACGTGGGCATTGGGACCACCACAACAACAAGAGCAAAATTGAACATAGATACTGACGGGACGAATACTTCTGCTGGGTATGGCATCTCTTTAACAAACACGGCTGGCGGCGGTTCTACTTGGACGCTTCAATGCGGAGACCACGCTGTAGACAACGGCGCGTTCACTATCCGCGAAACTGGTATTAGTGGAACAACATATTTAAAACTAGGGTCTGGAAACGGCTATTTAACTGCGGCAGGGGTGTATGCGCTAACTACCGCATCTTCTGCAAATGTCAATGTCGATGCAAATGGAGCACTAGCACGTTCCACATCGTCAATGCGTTACAAAAACACAATCAATGACGCGACACACGGTTTGACCGAATTGCTTGCATTGCGTCCTGTTACCTATAAAGGAAATAACAATGGCGACACGATATTCGGCGGTCTGATTGCTGAAGAGGTGCATGACGCTGGCCTGACAGAGTTTGTCGAATATGACGATGAAGGCAGACCAGACGCACTAGCATACGGCAATATGGTTTCGCTGTGCATAAAGGCCATTCAAGAACAGCAAGCAACAATCACAGCACTTGAGGCTCGTATAGCCGCATTAGAAGCCAACTAACAGGAGTAAATTATGGCAACTTACACTTGGGATTTCCCACAAATCGACACAGCCCCTAGCGAGGGTTCTTTAACAGACGTAGCCAAATCAGTACATTGGCGGCTAACAGCAACGCACGACAGCGCAACAAATGACGAAGGCCAGCCGCTTTCTGTTAGTGCGTATGGTAGTGCTGGTGTTGGCGAGGCTAATGCTGATAGCTTCACAGCGTTTGACAGCCTGACCAAAGAACAGGTCAAGGGCTGGGTGCTGGCATCACTGAACAAGACCGAAGCTGAATTACAGGCGATGCTTGACCAGCAGTTAGACAACCTCATCAATCCACCGATTGTGGGTAAAGTTCCATCGGGGTGGTAAGACTGTGGAAATGACCAACCTCATTGATATGCTTCTTGGTGTCATCGTAGCTGGTGGTACGTGGTTCTTGGTTGGCTTGAGTAACGAAGTCAAGCGTCTCAGCATTCTTTTGAACAGGACACGTGAAGACTACGCAACAAAGGTGGAGTTACGTGACGACATG